GAGAACGTGCGGCCATCGGCGAGATGACTGGCATAGGTTCTCTTTCGTCTGATTGGCTTATTGGGGGGTGGCGACATGAAAGAGCTTTAGCAGCGCTACAGGATATCATGGAGAGTGCTCAACAGCACATAACCGATAACCCCCTCACCCAATCGGGCCAAATTAGAAGAGCGGAAAACGCTACCGACATAGACCCAGGCCGAACAATGTACGCTCCACCATCCGCCGAAAACGCTGCTGTGCAAACGGAATCTGCCGCAGAGAGCCCACCGAGCTTGCTTGACAGAGCGAGTGACTTCATATCACGGGGGCTCTCCCTAGGTGGAGACGAGAGCGAGTAGTATGTCTGAACCCCAAGAGTATGTACTAGAAAACGAAGAGGGTGAGCGCGAAGTAGTCCGCGTCGAGGAAAACCCACGTCACAATAGCGGCAGACTTACGCAGTTGCTTTCTGAGGGATACGACTTCGCCGAGGAATCGCAAGACCTAGACGTGTCTGTTCTTGCTACTATCCCCGACGTCCACACTAGCCGCCCCATGGAGGAGGTAGTAAACGTCCCTGCACGCAACCTCCGCAATTACTTGCGGGAGATGTCGCGTGTCTCTTCGCAAACTCCGCTTGTGATTACTGGTGACTACGACGTAAGTAACTATGTATCGCAGTCCAGAGAAAACATGCGGAGGGCAGAGCGGGTTAGAGAGTTAGAGGGCTCTCTTGAGGGAGCTGCTCTAGCAACGTATAGCGGTGTCGCTTCCCTTCCCATTGCTCTAGGACGTCTAACCGGGGCTATTCACGAAAACGATGACAACGTACTGGCGGGCGTTGATAGTATGAGCGAGCTTAGCGAAGCTCGACCGGGGTTCCAGGCGCTTGGAAACCTAGCTACGTTTGCTATACCGGGCGTCGGTGTCGCTAGAGGGCTAAGTGGATTCCGTCTTATTCAGGGGGCGGGTGTTCGTGCAAGTCAAGCAGCGGGCAGGCTCGGGTCAAGGCTCGGCCTACGAGCGGGGGCCAACCGTGTTCAACAGGGTCTGGTAGGGGCGCTGACTGAGGAAGCTCTGTTTACTGTCGGCAGCACTCTGCCCCTTGTGTACATGCAGCAGAACCCAGAGCTGTCGGCTGAAATGCTGCTTGCTGGCGGAGCCGTTGGGAGTTCGTTAGGTTACTTTGCAGGCCCTTACTTCCGGGCCACTCGACGTGCTGCCGCGTCATCTGCACCCTCCTCGGCGTACCCCATGAACACAAGCCAAATCTTCGGAGGCGCAAGGGCCAACCCCGTCACAACTCCTATGGGTAGGTTTGTGGAAGACGCACGCAACCCCCCGATGCACACGCCTACTCCTTCGGCTACCAGCTTGCGTCTGACGCAGATGTATGGGGGGTCACTCCCCTTGTTTTCTAGTGCGGCAGAAAGAGCTGCTGGCGCTCCGAGGTCGCCTTTATTGTCGGCTCTTCGTAGTGATGTTGCTATGAGCAATGCCCGCAGGAGGGCAGAAGCCAAGCAGTACTTCAACAATCTGTCAGGGGATGACATTGATTGGTACCTTGACGAGCGGAACCTGCGTGCTTTGAGCATCCCAGAGACTACCGGAAGGGCTGCCGCGGACGGCACGGCTGAGATAAGTAGGGACGGTCTTGTTGAGCAGACGACTCGCCACATCCAAGATAGGTTGGACGCTTTTGACGAGCAGCTACAGGCCACTGGGCGGCAAGGCAAGCCTGGGTTCGATATCGAGAAAGGGGATGTGTACCACAACATTCTCGATGAATCTCGTTACACAGCCATAAACAGTTCGCCTGGTGCGGACAACATGTTTAGTGGTGTGCAACAAAACATTGACCGAACCGCTGAAGCGCTTAGATCCCTGAGAGACACCGAATCCGGCCCAGTGCAAAGAGCGCTAGATTCGCTAATCGGGCGCGAGGGGAGCCTTGTAACGGGTACGTTTAGTCGGCAACGTAATGTCCGAGGTGCTCAGGATGTATTCCCGGCAGCAACCAAGGCAGGTAGTGGGCTTACTCGGTCACAATCCGCCCAGTTTCCTGCCTACATACGCCGCACCATGGAGGAAAACCACACTAATCTTTACAGGCTGTGGCAACGGCTCGGTCAATCGGACGTATCGTCGATTCCCCAAGTAACAGAGCTACGTACCTACGTTGGAGATATTCTCGGTGGTCGTCGGTCTGCTAGAGACTTAGCAAGTATGTCGCCTCTTCCCTCCAACGCTACTCGACAAGAGGGGCCGGATGTCTTGTCGGGGCCTATTTTCGGTAGGCAAGCCGCTGACCGTTTCAATAGGGTTTCTTCGGGGTACTCGGCCAACCACCCAGGTGGGGCCGTGTCCGAGATTAGACGTATCCTTGAAGACCCAAACACTGGTAAGGTCACTAAGAAAAACGTGCGTCTGATGTTTGAGGAGGTCAATGAGAACGCTGCGGATCGTAGAGAAACGATCGTGTTCTCGGCTTTGGACGACTTGGAAACTCACGCTCGTCAGTTGGCGGGGTACTCCGAAGTGTCTTACCGACCAGGTGTCCCTGGCTCCCCGTCAAGGACAACTGTCTCGGGTAAGACTGACCTTCGCACCCTTCCCACAGATATGCAGGCAGTTGACGCTGCACGAGAATCCTACGCTATCCTTCGTCGGCACCAAGACTTGACTGCAAAATCGGAGGGAAAGAATCCCTCTAGTCTTGTAGGTATAGCTTTAGCGCAGGTCGGTGGTGGTTTGGCAGGAGCGGCGACGGGGCCAGTGGGTGGTTGGACTGTCGGTGGAGCTTTGCTCGCTAACTCGTTGTCCGAAAGGGCCATGAATCAAAACCCTGCGTTCCAGCTTCTTCAACGAGGAAGGGTTCGGCAGCAGTTTATTGATAGCCAACGTCGTATGCAGCGGGGTAGGCGTAACTTACGTAACACCCTACGCTCGCGACTGCGTGTTGCTAAGCGACTAAAGTCAGCCGTGAGGCTTACCCCCGCCCGCCTCGGGTTCACTTACTTTGAAGACAAGAGCAAGAAAGAAAGAATCGAAGCGTACAACGAACTAAGGGAAGGCATTCGAGCAATGCAGTCTGACCCCATGTCAATGGTAGACCAGGTGAACGTATCTTATTCTCCCATGGAGAGCATCAACGCTTCGGTAGCGCACCAAATGCGGCAAGTATCTATGCGTGCGGTTTCCCACCTAGCTTCTACTATAACGCCCCCTGTCACTGACCCGTTGAGTTTAGCGAATGTGGCGCTCCCGCCTAGCATGGCAGAGCTGGACGAGTTCGGCCTTCGCTTGCGTATGGTTCAAGACCCATTGTCTATCTATGATGACGTTGCAAGGGGTGTTGTAGCCGTCGAAACCGTAGAGACAGGTAATGCAGTGTTCCCCGTGCTAATGGCTAACCTCAAAGCAGATGTGGGTGAGGCGATCATGGAGCTGGGAGAGGACTCCGCGCATATCCCTTATCAAATGCGTGTAGCACTGGCAACTCTCACTGGGTCTGCTACCGACGCTACGTTAGAAAGTAGCTTCATCGCTGCAATGAACAGCCGGTCGGCTCAAACACCGCAACAAGCTTCAGCCCAAGGGCTAGATAGAATGAGAACAAGAAATATTGACGTGGCCTCTGGGTTCGTAACAGCAGGTCAGTCGTTAGAAGAGGTCGTATAATGACTAGTGCACTAGAAATCGCAGCAACTTCCGTTACTCCACCTGGCGAAGTATACGTTCGTACTACGAGTGCTGGAGGAGAGGTGCTTCAACTTACCACTGTTGACTGGAACGACCACTGGATTACTGTCCAAGCGGTCGGAGAGGATGTGTACGTAAAGTTCGGCACAACTTCAGCGTCGGTCAGCGGTATTGACATCGCGGCGGTCAGCGGGGCCACGACTCCGGTGACTCCTGCAACGGGAGGTGCTCTTCACATCCCTGTAGGTACCACGCGAGAGTTTTATCTACGGAACTTCGTGCCTCTTGCGACCGAGGAGATCTTTATGGCTCACCGTTCGGCAGGTGCTACGGGGACCATTAGGTTCTACAACAGCAGCGGGCGTCGAGCGCTGTGAAACGTCGGCCCGGAGCTAACCGTAGGGAGATCCGCTTGCCTACCTCCCCACCCGCTGCCGGTGGCGGTGGTGGTGGCGGCATCGTTACCGACGGGCTAGCGCTACATCTTGACGCTAGCGATGCGTCGTCGTATCCCGGCACAGGCGCGGTCTGGACAGATCTGGTAGACCCCTCTAAGGCCGTGACATTTGGCAGTGACCCTACGTTTGTCTCCGACCCCGGATATTTGAACCTCCAGGGAAACAACATTGCCAGCGGTACAAACGCGAACATTGCCAGCATAACCGAGGGAGCTATCGAAGTATGGTTCCGTTGGAAAGTAAACTCAGCCCAAACTTTGGGTACTTTACTTAGTACTGGAGGTAACTGGTACCACCTCGGTCAAGCATCAGGCGGGGCTTACGCTGAAGCGTTTGAGTTTTACAACGGGTCTACATTGGCTATGCAATACGTAGACACAGGCGGGTTGCAGCATCTAAAAGACAGCCAATGGCATCAACTGGTAACTGTAGTCACAGGAGGCGGTGCCACTGACCCGACTACGATATACTTGGATGGCGTAGTAATACCTCCCATTAGCGGCGGCGTAGGAGTTGAGTACCGAGCGGGGTCAAACGCATCCACCGGAGTGTGGAACAACGCTCAGTTATACGTTGGTGCGTTGGGTGCTTCGCTACCTTACAATAACGATATTGCTATTGTCAGAATGTACGACCGCAGCGCAGGTGGCGACCCGTCGTTTTCCGCAGCCGAAGTAGCACAGAACTACGCAGCCGAGTCCACAAAGTTTGCTGCTTGGAAGCCCGACCATATTTCTAGCCTAACACTGTGGATTGACCCTAGCGATGCTAGCACAGTGACAACTGCGGCAGGTGGCGAGGTCACCGAGGTATTCGACAAAGCCCACGCCGCGGACAGAGCGTCCTTCAAGGCACCCTTCGGCTCTCCCAACGGCCCTTCTGTTGTAACGGACGGCGGAATAAACTGGCTAGGCTTTACTCCTAGCGACAGTCTAGTTGGCAAAAAGGTCGCAGGTGCAAACTCGTGGCTACGTGACGACGTCTTCTCCGGCAATACCTACGAGACACACATTGTCCTCAAGCCTACGGCTGTGCCGAGCCAGAACGCAGCCAATCCCTGGCAAAACAACGGTGTGGGACCCAGCGACTCGTCGGGATACTTTGGTATGTACGTCAAGGACGTGGGCGGCGCTCCCTTTGTGCAACCTTATAACTACTCGACGAGAAACACTTACGGGGGCTTTGCTTTACCCGTAGGCGATAAGGCAATAGCCGGGCACAGCCGCGATGCCGCAGCCGTCACAAACTACAAGGACGGCGCTGCCACAGGCGCGGCGCTCACAGCACTTACTAGCATTGGCGGTGGTGGCTCAGGCACCTTAGAGCTTGGCATAGGCTCCAGTGGCCAACACTTTGAAGGCCAAATCGGGGAGATTCTTTTCTTCAATCAAGAGCTAAGTACATCTGACCGGGACGACTTGACCGCGTACCTAAAGGCTAAGTGGGGTATAACGTGACACGTTACGAAAGCTATCTCTTGCAGGTGACTAAGGAAGTTTCTACTGACGTCAAAGAGATACGCAAAGAAATCCAAACAATACAGGTAGAGATTGCACAACTCAAAGTCAAAGCAGGAATCTGGGGACTCGCAGCAGGAGCAATCCCAGCAGCCATTGCCCTCGTTCTCCAGTTTATCTAAGACCATGCCCTTACGATCAAGCACAAGCCGCCGCTCCATGAGCGCTAAGAAGAAAGCTCCCTCCAAGCCTAGGCCCAAGCCTAAGCCCAAGAAGAAGCCAAAGAAAGGACGAGGACGATACTAATGAGAGCCGCTGCTATTCTCCCTCTTATGTTGCTTACCGCGTGTCCCCCACCTGAGCTGGCACAGCGCGCATTGAGCGTGACTAGCCACGTATTGGTGGAGCTGGACGAGGTGGCAGCCGAAGCTTATACTCACGCCCACGAAATCGCCGTTATAGACAGTGACACTCGTGAGCAGTACGACCGTGTGATGGGTCCGTACGACGCATTAGAGCGTTCCCTTCGTGTTGCGGCTGTGTCTCTGCACACTAGCCAGCAAGCGCTCTTAGCGTGGCAAGAGGGTTCATCGCAAGCAAACTTCCGGGCAATGTTGCCTGGTTTATTAGAGGCCATGGGCGAGGTGCTAACGCATCTGGAAGGTGTAGGTGTTACTGCACCCGAAGAGCTTCACGATGCTATTCGTATGCTTTCGGGGCTACTGGAGGACGACAATGAATAAGTGGGAAATCTTGGAAGGACTGCTCCGAGTCACATCTGTTCTCGTGCGAGCTATCCGTAGCGGTGATGACAAAACTGTAGACCAAATACTACCTGAAACCTTGCGAACCAGCCTCGCACAGGCGGCGGCACGGGCCGAGGCGTCCGACAAGTTCGGACGGGAGGAATGACATGGATTGGATGATTGAACACTGGGAAGAGCTAGGCGTAGCGTTGAGCGGATTGGTATCCGTTGCCAGCGTTATTACGAAACTTACCCCATCACCTAAAGACGACGAAGTCTTGAAGCAACTCTTAGCTTGGCTTAGCTTCTTGCAGCCACGCGGTGTGTCGGGCATGAAGCTGCCCCTTACACCCTCAATGGTTCCATGCACAATCTGCTCCGACCCCTCGGAGTGTGACTGCTAGTGGACTCCTCTATTGCCGAGACGTACACGCCATCCCTGGGTGTTCGGAAGGGGCTTTATGCACCTCGTTCGACTGCTTCAGGTATTATCATTCATACTACCGGAGCAGGCGTCAATCGGCGATACATTCGAGAGCACAGTAAGTACCCTGATAACAGACCACTAGATACTGCGGTGCGTATCTATGCTCACATCATGAAGGCGTCGGGTCATTACGTTATAGACCAGAGCGGGCGGTGTGTGCAGATGGTACCCGAGGGGCTAGCATCCTGGCATGTTGGGTCCAAAGGTGCACGCAAGTATAAGCGCCAGTGGATGAAGCCAAAGTACGACTGGTGGCGGGGTCGCTGGCCGGGGTACGAGAGTCCCCTCGAGATTGCCAATGGAGATCTGTGGCGTCCTTATGCTAAGGATGCTGACGTTCATTGGCGGGCTAAGTGGTTGTCTCGTCATGGTAGTTGCAACGCTAACACTATTGGGATTGAGGTAGTTCCCCCCATTGCTCATCCTCAAGGGCAATGGACAGACCTTTGCTGGAGTACCTTAGTACGGCTGACGGAAGACATACGGAACAGAAACTCAATCCCGTTAGAACGCGCACGGATACTGTCCCATTCGGATGTACATCCGATCTCCCGCACCACGAACAGCGGGCGTCCTTGGGATCCGAGTCTGAACCAGTTCGCCTACGAAACTTTTCTAACTGCACGAAACATACACCTCGTATAAGTGCGAGGGGCTACTCACTGAGGGCTATGCACTGACCAAGAGACGAGAACTTTTCTATAAAGGTACCCTCTCGGTCACCGAAGTACGCAAAGGCAGAGGGGAATGGCGCACCGCTCTTCGCCCCCTTGAACTTGATACGACCACGGACAAAGCATAGCGCATTGGCTGAGGGGAACACCCCGTACTGCCAGTACGACGTGTCCGTTCTAGCAGGCAGCAGCATAATAATCTCTGCACCTATGGCTTGGGTGTAGGGTCTACTACAGTTTTCTCCGACAGCTTTGCCGACCCACTTACCGATGGCTCTTCCGTAGGGCGGGTTGATGTAGACAAGCCCACCCTTCTCCATCTCCCAGTTCTTAGATAGTCCGTCATCTTCAGGCGTGTACCACTCCAGCGCCATCGTTGGGTTTTCTTTGGTGGTGCAGGGGTCAAGTCGTATCGGCCTGTACGCTTTGATAACTTCAAGTACTTCATCAGGTGTCTCCCAGTTCGGGTTCTTGCTACTATACATTACTGTGTTTACCATTATACAGACCTTACAAAGAACGGACCACGGCACGTGTTGATAAACTCCGAGGCTGCTAGCATAGACCGCTCAGCTATACGGTAGTGGTCACGCTTACCTTGGCGGTGCATCTGACTATGCAGTGCACCGAGTGCTACCTCTGCTCCCTCACCTATAGAAGCATACGGCCTCGTGTCCTCCGTGATGCAGTTCTCATCAATCATTAGGATACGACCGCGAACCCCTAGCAGTATACTGAAGCAGGGTTCCTTGACCTCTGCCCTAGTGATAGCTTCTTTGATACGGGGAAGCACAGTGTGGTACGCCCACCTTGTGACCTCGACTTCACCCCGTATATCGCCACCACTCCGTGCGTTTATAATAGAGCCGGGTAGCTTGGCCCCGTGCACGATAGCGTTGTAGCTATCCAGGTTACCCACTACACCGTAGAGTATCTCCCCCACTGTGTGTACTTTGCACCCCGATAGGTAGGTCAAGTTGTCAGTCACAGCACTGTCGCTACCCATCCATACCTTCTCACCGTTCGTCACTGCTACGATTACACTCATCACGTCTCCTTTTGTGGGGCTCCATACACTTTACCATTGAGAGAGAAGCGTCCCTTCTCATCCATTATGACGACATAAGCTGAGAAGTCAACGCAGTCTCGCAGTCTTTTGCGCCCATAGAACTCTAATATTGTAAAACCACGCTGCCAGTTGGGGCTCGTAGCATAGTCATGATCACCTGATAGGTGGGGGTTAGCTATGCTTACGATCTTCCTGCCGAGCGAAGTCTGCGCCATCATCTGTGCCCGGTGGTGGTGGCCTACTACGGTGCTAACCGTAGGGAACTTAGCGAGGTTAGCTGACGCTATGTTCTTGATACCCCACCCCCCTGCTTGACGGTGACCATGACGTACTAGCACTGCCTTCTTACCTATGTACAATCCGGGGCACGTGGCTGACTCAGCAATCCAAGGGATCTGCTTAGACAATCCTTGCGAGTACATCTGCTCACGCAACGTCATGCCTACTGCACCCTTCAATGCCTGAGCCTTGCTACCAAAGATTGCTTTCTCCCATCGCTCCCCGTGGTTGCCCGGTATGTACACCAACCTCTCGCATTCTTTGTTGAGAGAGTTGAGTTCCTCTACCGCTTCCTTGATCTGGTGCACAGCATACACCGTATCTTCAGGGCCTTGGTCGTACCTTGACATCATACCCAGGTCTACAATATCCCCATTGGCTACGGTAAGCTCCGGTCTATGCTCAGCATGCCACTCTCTAAACGAAGCCCAGCATTCCGGGTGCTCATTATCAAAGTGAACATCAGAGAAGATACAAACTAAATGTGTTTTACTTGTCATAAATACTCCTTATAAGAGGCAAGAAATCGTCGAGGTACATGGTAACCGTAGCCTTCTGCCTGTCGCTTTTACACACGGCTAGCGGGGCTCTATCGTCTACCCGTATAGTACCCTCGTCTGTCTCTTTATACAAAGCCACCTCAGCTTGACGCAGTGCAGCAATAGGGTTGCATCTCTTCATGCGCTTGCACTCTATATAGAAAGGCGTGCCCTCTACGTCAGGCTCCTCCGAGGTACCCCCCCTCGTTTGGAACCCACGCTTAGCGTCGGGGAATATAGGCTTCAGTATGTTAGCCACTTCCCTCTCCCAGTTGTGACCCTTCAGTCGTGAAGCTCTACCCCCCATTGACAGCCTCCAGTATACCAGCGTCGTTACGTCGGTAAGCAAAGCGCACGTTCTCTCCACCGTACGTGCTCTTAGCTATACGACAGTACACCGTGTCAGCATCAGAGGGGTCACGATGTCCGAGTATGATTAGGCGTGCCTCGTTCTCAATATCACCTGACTCTTTTAGCCAGTAGATTTGTGGCTCACGTGTAGGGTCTTGCCTAGAGAACTGAGATATTACCATACCAGCACAGTCGTTTCTCGCACATCCGTACTGGAACTGAGTGTATATCCTGCTCACCTCGTTGCGTCGGTCGTCGGTTACACCACGTACCTTCTGCAAATAGTCAAGCCATATAAGCTTACACCCAGCTTCAGCTAAAGAAGTAACGCAGTCACTGATCACGTCAGCCGGTGCACCCACAGCGTAGGTAACCAACACTTCCGTTGACTCTAGGTACTTACGTCCTGCCTCAATAGATTGCTTATCCTCAAGGGTAAGCTCTTTAGTTCGCAGCTTACGAGAGTTCACGCCCGATGCCCAAGCTAATGCACGAGAGCCTAGTACGTCAGGTGTATCCTCGCAGCTAATAATACCTACTGGTGCTGACGAAGTAAGTGCAGCAGTAAGCATCAAAGAACTCTTGCCTACCCCAGTGGCCATACCTAACACACCGCATGAGCCGGGGAATAGTCCACCGATCACCGAGTCAACCGCTGGTATACCCAGCGGTATGAGTCCAGGGTCGCCATCATCAAATGTGCGAAACCTTTTGATTGCTTCATCGGCGCTGGAACTTAGGTTCCAGACGCCTGCTTGATCTACAAATGCCATAGTGTCTCCTTACGGAGAGAAGGTTAGCAACCTTTGACCTACCGTCAAGAAGTTTGTAGTTAGCCTATACAAAGAAAGCATTCTATATATATGTTTGATCAAACGATATGTAAAAGGTAAAAGAAAGTTTGACTCTGAAGCTGAGTCAGCTATTGTTACCTGGACTGGAGGAGACATGAAGAGTTACGAACTGGTGTGTCACGATGACGACCCGCGTTGGTTGTCGTATCGCTTTGAGCATATCACTGCTAGTGAGATGAGCGCTGTCATGGGCATGTGCCCGTGGTCAGGAAGAGACGACGTCGTTAGACGTAAGGTGTCGCGCTCCGATGACTTCAAGCCCACACGTAATATGTGGTGGGGCTCTGCTCTCGAGTCATTCAACATGGAGATGTTCACTAAGATTACTGGCATCCGTACCCGTAGTTGCAATGCGTTCTTACGTAGCACCAAGGAGCCACGGATAGCAGCAACCATTGATGGGTTCGCACGTGCCCCGCACACAGACTATGATGTACTAGACATCGCTACTAAAGTACCCTGGGCTGACGACTTGCGCGCCCAGCTACGACTTCGCTCGAAGCTAGGGCTTATTGAGATGAAGAACACCGAGGCTTGGTTTGGTAAGAAGTGGCACGAGGGTCCCCCTGTGCACTACACCATTCAGCTACAGCAGCAGTTGTACGTCACCGGCCTTGACTGGGGAATACTCTGTGGTAAGCTGGGAGCCGGAGACATGATAGCGTACTTGATTGACGCTGATCCATTTCTGCATACGGAGATGGAAGAAGATGCACGTAGCATCTGGAAGGAGATTAGTAATGACCGACGAGAACACGACGAATACTTCAAGTGACCTTGACACCAAGCTGGTATCTATTGCTGCTGGGTTGAACTCACTTATGTCTGTGCACATGCAGAAGTCAGTGGACGAAGATGATGGTGATATGTTTACGATGCTGCTTGCATCTATGGCTAACATCGTCAGAGCTTTTGAAGGAGTTGATTCAGCTAAGAAGTTGATTGACGGCTACACTAACGGAGCCTACTCTAAGATGGATAGCATGGTTGACGCGGGTGTAAGCCCAGAGGAAGCCGCAACTCTAGCAACAAAGGAAGACAGCAGTGTCCACTAAGCAAGAACATTCATTAGCCAAGAAGCTCTCGGAGATTTCGGCAGAGGTGGCGTACGTAGAGAAGGATGCAACCAACGCATTCCAGAAGTACAAGTACGCTTCGGCTGAAGCTGTGTTGAGCAAGGTAAACGTAGCACTATCGTCCCGCAACATTGCGCTTAGTACGACAGCAGACTTAGTGCAGTACCATCACGGTGAGGGCAAGAACTCTAACACTGCTATCGTGCAGCTAACCATTCGCTTTATTGATGGTGACTCTAGCGAGGTCATCGCAGTGCAGGGGTTAGGTCAGGGTTCTGACAAGGGTGACAAGGCAGTGATGAAAGCTAACACTGCTGCACTCAAGTACGCCTACGCCAATGCGTTCACCATTAGCTGGGGTGATGACCCGGAAGCTACCAACGAAAGCGGTGAGTCTAAGCCTCGCGCTACTAAGAAGAAGGTGACCAACAAGAAGGGTCCCGTCAAAACAATGTTCAGTCGTGAGGATATCGAGAAGGAGATTTCTGCTGCTCGCCTCAAAGACTTGGCTGATATCAAAACTAAAATCATAACCATGCGAGGGACAGAGAACTACACTCCCCTCGTCAATCTCTTCAAGTCTGCAAAGGCACGCTTGGAGTCGAAGGAGAACAGCAATGCCTAAGCCAGCATACCGTATCGTAGCCGTACTAAAGGACCCCGAGCGTCGAGGTGGAAAGGGCGTCGAGTGCGCCACCATCTGGCCCGGAAAGTTTGAGGGTAGTCTGAACCTATCACCTGTCACCGAGACAGTTGAAGGTCCGTATCCTAAGATGACTCTTGCCGACGCCCTGTCGGGAGATTACTATCTAAATGTTTGGCCAGTATCGTCTCCTCTGGCCGATGAACACGAAGGTTTCTAGTCCTTTCCTTTAGTGTTCCGTCCTGGGTAGGACGATAAACTGCCCTACTTATTATGACGGTGGGTGCGGACACCGGCTAAAAAACAACAACAGTATAGTATCCCATGTTAGAACAACACGACACCTTGGGGCCGCACACCCATCCCCTTATTGGAGACACCTATGGAAATCGACGGAAGCTTCCTCAAGTTTGCAGACAAAGTATTACACCGGTTGCGGGAAGGGCAGAGAGAGTACGGCAGTAAGTCCTTCTCGATGGAGCCTAACGTGTTGTTGACTGAGATCGAAGAAGAGCTACTCGACGTATGCGGGTGGGCATACATCTTACAAGTACGCATGGACAAGGTACGTAAGGCGATGGCGGCTCTCGATGCTGACGAATAAAATATCTGACGAGTGGATGGATTCCATTCGCCACTACTTCACCGAGCATGGCGACCCCTTTGAATGGTTCGTACTCAAGGAGTACACTGACGACGGGGGTGAGACGTGGGGCATAGGCAACACCGAAGAAGACGGTGGTGCTAGCCTGTTCGCTTGCGATTCATTTGAAGAGGCAAGGGTTATACTTGCGTGCTTCTTGTTTGCTTATGAGATTGCATCTGGCAAGGTACTAACGATAGAGAAACCAGAGGGAGATTACTTTGTTGGACCAGCAGGAAACGCATGAGCTTGTAAAGGAACTAATAGAAAAGGTTACGTGCCAGTACGAGGGGTTCGCATTTGATACTGAGTCAGATGGTGAGCAACTGGTAGGCAAGAAGATGCTGAACGTGTACAAGTCTAACCTTGTGGGCTTCAGCATTTGCTTTATCAAGGACAGGGAGGCGCACTACTTCCCTAACACCCCGGAGTATCGCCCCTTATTAGAGGCCATCAGTCGTAGCAAGCAGCGGGTATGGGCTCACAACTGGAAGCACGACGCTAAGGTGTTGGAGCGTGAGGGGTTGAGCCCGCCTGCTCACCTCATGGACAGCATGATCATGATGTGGTTGCTAGGTCTATCTGCTAAGGGTAGCTACGGGCTGAAGGCCCTGTCGTCTGAGTACCTTGGACGAGAGATGACTACCTTCAAGGAAGCTCTTGGTCCTTATGAACGGTGGGCTGACGTACCTATCGAGCGCGCTGCAGCGTACGGTAGGGAGGACAGCGTAGCTGTGCACGACCTAGTCAACAAGTACTACTACTCCATGGACCCTGTGATTAGCGCGCACCTGCGTGAGGTTGAGATGCCTATGCTACTGTGCCTCAAGGAGATGGAGGACTACGGCGTTATGATAGACACGTCAGCTCTTGACTCACTGCGAGAAGAGTTGTCTGTCAAGGTGGAAGCATTAGTAAATGAGTGGGAGTTCCTGTTCCCTGACGTACTGATCAGTAGTGCAGTGCAGGTTAGCCGCCACTTCTATGGTACGCTATGGAGTACGGAGGGTGTACCCAAGGGTAAGAACGGGCTGCATAGTACAGGACGTAAGCATGTAGAGGAAGCCAAGGCTAGGTGTGCACCCGAAAGCCTAGGTTATATAGGCGCTGACATACGACTGCAGTACCAGGACTTGAACAAGTACCTCAGTACATTCACGGGTACCTTAGTAGAGCAGGCTAAGCAGCACGATGATGCTCGCTTGCGTTGCTCATTCAAGCAGCATGGCACAGCTACGGGCAGGCTGTCATGCTCCACCCCTAACCTACAGAACATCCCCGCCCGGTCAGACTACGGGCAGAAGATACGCAAGGCGTTCGTCGCACCACCTGGTAAGGTACTAGTGGTAGCTGACTACTCACAGATTGAGCTTAGGGTACTGGCTCACCTAGCAACAGACAAGCTAGGCACAGTGGGTAAGCTAGCCCAGGCGTACAAAGAGGGGGCGGACATACACCAGCAGACCGCTGACTTAGTAGGGTGCACACGACAGCAGGCAAAGACTATCAACTTTGCTACAGTGTATGGGGCTAAGGGTAAGAAGTTAGCCGAGCAGTTGGACGTGGACATCAGTACCGCCGAGGATTTTTTAGCTAAGTATCAAGAGAGTTACCCCGAAGTCTTCGCCCTAAAGAAGATAATACTATCAGAAGCGTACCAAAAAGGTAGAGTCTACACGTTGTCAGGTAGGTACCGCCCTATCCCTCAGCTAGTGGCAGCTCGTGATCGTCATGATAGGTATGAGTCATGGAGTGACAGGCTTGACCGCTGGTTCGGTGAGCGCATAGCATTCAACACCCCGGTGCAGGGTGGAGCAGCCGACCTAGTGAAGATGTCTATGCTCAAGTTCAGAGCAGACGCGCAGCACGGCGGTACTCACATGGTGTCACAGGTACACGATGAGATCATAGTCGAGTGTGATGAGGAACACGCACGTTACGTAGCATGGGAACTGCAGCACACGATGGAGAACATCACAAAGCTACACGTTCCTCTCGTAGCTGAGCCCTCGGTCGGTCGTTCATGGGGAGACTGTAAATAGAAAATCGTTTTCTGATTATGGCCTTATAATATCGGACACCCCCCCGGCGGCAGAGTGTATATTACAAACTGCAATCCGGTTACTTCGCAAACAAGTTTGCTCATGATAACCAACGCTATCTCAAGACTGACCCGGTTGCCTAACAAGACATGTCCTTCACCTCCGGCTCAGGTGGTATCTTACGCTACGCTGTGCACTAACGTGGAACTAGGCTTCTCGCAATCTACCGTTCCAGGCACACCTCAACTCCGGTGCTCGTCGCTCATGGTATCACTGCGTGATACTGTATTTGTCTAAGCCCAAGAGCTCGTTGCCCGCCGTTCGGCGTGGCTTCACTCCGACCATAGGGGTCGGTAGATCACTCGACCTATGCCGCCCTCTTAGGGGTTCTTTGTCTTGCGAGTCGAACCCTTCGGGCTTGGAGTGGCTTAGCCCTTACCTTTGACGAGCGCAAAGGACGTGCGTTTGTAATCGCAAGCAACCTGAAAGCGCGAACCGCTTGCTTTCAGAAGGACAAAAGCAACCAAGCTCGCAAGCTCGTTCACTGCGTGAAGTTACTTTTGAATCTATCTTTTTTTTGCACAGGCAAAAAGTTCTGGCGGGGGCTTCCAGTCTCCGGCTGACTCGCCAATCTGTCCTACAAAATCGAGGTTTGTTCGCGTTGTCTGTGCTGCTGCTGCTCATGTCGCTCCCTTCTTCACGTTGATTGCAAAAGATTTCACCATGCTTGGTCACAAATAGTTCAGCGTTTGTCCCAAGACCCGTCACCGTTACACAACTATTTGTTCCATAGTCTGGCGAGTGAAATCTTTCACCCTCAACTAAAGGAATCGACATGATCATCATCACCCCAGACACCGCTACCTCAATTTCTCCAGACGAGCTCGGCTTCCTCATCCGGCGCCTGGAATCCTTTGCCAAACGTGCTGCCTTTAGAAAGCTACAAAGTAATCCTCGCATAAACCTTCCCAAGCATTTGAATACAATGAGTAAGTTCTTGCAATACTACGTACGTCCTGGCGAAGGTCCCAAGCATCTGCGTAACAAGTTCTGTATGACTCTCGAACACTGGTATCCTGCCAAAGATTACGTGTCAGGTGAAGTGTGTTTGTCTTACATCAATGTACAGGTAGGCAAGACCCAACAGGTTGTGCTTCACCGTGTAGAGTTCGCTGAGATGAACCATTTCGAACACGACCCGCATACGTTTACCTTAGAGCATCGTCACTGCTGGCAGAACTACCGCTTGGATCCGATGAGGACTAAAGCTGACGCACTGCGTGTCAAGAATGCTATGGTGACAGCATGAAGATTGCGCTAAACAATCTGCTTAGGTGTAACAGCCTAAAGCGTAGCGAGAGCATGGCTAACTCGCCGTTCTCGTGTGGTGGCTTCTTCCGAGGTCGTTACCTGGATGAGGTAGCCTTCAACCACAGACCCGATACACATACTGTTACGCTACTTTGTGGTACAGTACGAAAGACTTCTGACGTACTGCTATCGCTTGACCTTGACTTACTTGCTACCCTTGATACTGACACTAACGAAAGGACTAACTGATGACGAATTCAAACTACAACTTCCCTACTGATACCCAGGTCGGAGCCAACATGCTGCGCTCACTAGACTACGTGGACTTGATGACAACCCTGCGACGTTTACACGCACATGCCAGGTCAACATGGGCGATGACGTACATGGAAATCGAACACAAGTTTCCTGAGTCGTACGCAGTTACGTGGTTCAGCAGACTTACGTGGATTGAACTCCTCAAGGAATGCCGCAGCGAGTTCGGTGGCCTACTCCAGTACGCCCGCGATTCCCGACGTCTTGACATGCCGTTGATGCCGTACCTACTGGAACCGCTAAACCCCGCACCGTTCTGGGCACTATGTCCAGCGGCCACGACCCTGTCTGCCTTCGCGATGCGGCACTCACCCAATGCGCGAAACCTCGTGGCTTACTTCGAGGCACTAGCCACCATCGAGCAAACCGCGCCACCTCCCAAGCCATACCCGCTTTCCTTCCTCTACTCTAACATGTACGTTTGATACTAACACTAACCAAAGGACTAACTGATGACATGTAACCACCAATACACAGTACCCTCAGCTCTGAGGAATTACGATTTCGTAGACTTGATGACGATGTACCGTACCCTTCACAAGGCTAACCGGTGTCAACCAGTAACGATAACTCCTAGCTTTGCGATGAGGTTTTCGGCCATGACATGGAGCGAACTCATTGCTGATGAGCGAGTACGATTCCGTAACCTGTTCACAACACAATGTGAAGAGCGTATTCGTACCGGCAACTCTTCCAGTGACTACGTACCTACAGGTTACCATTCTCGTTCAATGCGTGCCTACTTCAGATGCTTGGAGAAGAAGTTCCCGCACTTAGTACCGGGTTCTCAATGGGTGAACTGGCGACTCGTTCTCGAACACGGTGATTACAGGAACCGATTACGTAGAGCTGACAAGGCTAAGGTGCATGCCCTTCGGACAGAGCTATCGCGTAACGCACGCGGCTGGCTTAGTCAGTTCACCGACGGGTCATCCATAAACTTCTCCGCTCGAACATATGATACCCGGTGGCCGAACGACCTCCGACTCACCTATAGTGGAGAGGCAGCTCGTACTTTGTTACGTGACCTCGACATGCCCGCCCGTTGTCAGAACTGTGCCAAGTCAGCGCACATGTGTCAGTGTGCGTGGACTGTCGAATCGGACGGTTCTCGTTACTGGAGAGCGCCACTACCTCCCGTTAGAGAAGGTCAATCAGCTCTTAGTATGCAGAGTCACAACATCTGTATGCAAGGCAAGGAAGGACTGGCGGTAGGTGTCGAACTCGAACTGCATACCGTACCACGTAAGGACGTCGCGCAGTTAGCTGAGTTCTGCGTTGATAACCTAATCACTCGCAAGCCTGACGGTTCCAGCGGCGTGGCAGTCGAACTGTGTACGTCACCGATGCGGCAAGAGGTTGCAACCAACGTACTGACAAGACTGCATCGGTTGTTACGTAACAATGGCGCTCAGGCTAGCCTCGGTTGTGGACTGCACGTTCACGTTGACGGTACCGGTCTTGACCGAGTGTCTGTCAGCAGACTGCTTACATTGTGGAAGGACTACGGACCTCAAGTCTGGGACGCACTGCCAGATGTTAGACACAATAGTGAGTACTGTAGGAACACCACCCATTACGACCACGAGGTAGAATACTACGGTAACATCTTGACTACCGGCTCCAGCCGAGCAGGTCTTGACAGATACGTTGACCTCAACCTGAATAACTTGAAGTCTTACTCGAAGACCGTAGAGTTCCGTTTGTTCCCTGCGTATTCGGATAACCCTGACGGTTACACCCCAAGCGACACCGACTGTGATGTACCCCTGATAACCGAGGAGCAACTGCTTGCTTGCGTTTCGGTATCCCGTGAGTTTGTACGGGCTGCCATCACCAATGACACTGACGAACTAGAGAATGCTATCGTAACCCTTGAAAGGACCTTCTAATATGTGTGGACTATTTGGAATCGTACGTAATGACCTCATCACTAATGATAAAGCAGACTGGCTTGCAAGCGTGGTTACAACCGAGCTTGAGATCGCTATGTCTGAACGTGGTACCGACTCCTGGGGTTACATGACCGCAGGCGAAGGCTATGAATCTATCGCCCGAGGTATCGGGTGCATGGTTCCAGCCAGCGGTAACCGGCGCACCCCCCTTGCTCCCATAATGCTAGGGCATACACGCCATGCTACACACGGACAAATCACCATTGCTAACCAACATCCCTATGAATACGGAGACATCGCACTCATGCACAACGGCGTAATCTATAACGCACCCCATAAATACATAGTCGATAGCGAGGTCCTAGCTGACCGAGTGTCACAACGGGAAACCGTAGGTGACCTTCGTGGTTACGGTACAGTACAGTGGTTGGAAGACAACGAAGCATACATCTGTCGTATGTCTCGTGGTGACCTTGACGTTGCTTGGGTTTCGTCTATCAAGAATCAGTGCAGGTTCCTGATATGGTCTTCCAACCTGCAGCAATCCTTCAAGGTTATCAAAGCCGTAGCGCCTGATGTTACGTTTCGTCTACAGCCTACTCTTCCCGAGGGTAGGGTGTACCGTATATGTAAGGACACCTTGACACTGCGACGTGTTGACTACGAGATGAACTTGCAGCACTCCCTCGGCAAGGCGTGGTACGAATTCGGTACCGCATCAACTCAGACACTAAAGTCTAGTCCCAAGCCTAAGTCTTACACGTATACTGTAGACGGTGGCTGGAACTGGCAGGATGAGTACGCCACACCAGTACCTATCACGGGTCCCTGGGCGCTGGGAGACGACTGACGCATTCTCAGTAATGTACATGCTGATGTTCGCGATAGTCTTGTTTCTATTGCTAACTGAAGACTGAAGAAAGGGCGGCCTGCTTCCGGTGGGCTGCCCTTCTTTTTGGTCAAGATATCTGTAACTAGTCAACCGGCCTCCAAACCGTCGCGTGCCCGCGGCTGATTTGATTTCGTTCCAAACATCTGAGCAAAGTCGTGCCAGCGTCCCGCAGCACGCCTGTGGTCACGTAAGATCTACTTTGCTTTTTGCTAAAAAAGAAAGTAGCAAAGAAAAAAGAAATGAAAGTTCACCGCGTACCGCGGCCCTGCCCTTTCATTTGTTGTCTTGTCACGCTAGCGTAAACCAAAACTGGTCAAGCAATCAACGTCGCGTGTACGCGGCTGACTTGACTTTCGTTCCGAGCATTAGAGCAAGGTGAGGCGAGCGTCCCGCCGCCACCCCGTGGTAACGTACCAGTTCCATTCACGCTAACGTAGGCGATGGCAAGGATAGGCTGACAGCAGAAAACCCAATGATTCTGGGTTATGTACTACCAAGACTTATACCGAATCACTTGTTCTGCTACCCATTCTTGCCTTTTTACCAAAGACTAGCCACGTATTCCAGCGTTTTGCCGTTGCGAATGCGTTTTTTCTGTGGCGATGACAGGTAAAACCTGATACTCCGCACAGCCGGCCACGCAAGACTACTACCTTTCTCACATCCTTACGGATGCTCGTGACTACCTAACCCCTACCCCTACTAATCCCGCTACAAAATCCGCCACCGGAGCGTTCCTTACTCACTCACACTCCGCATAGTCAAAAAGCAAACGGGGATAAACTACCCTCGTAATCGACACAGAACGTATTCTAAGACGATTAGGGGTACACCCATGTGGGATTTATCGTTTTGCTACCTACAATCCCTTAGAACGCCTGCTAGGAGCGTATAGGTTAGTCACTTACATAAAGCCTTCTTTGTATATGTTTGTTATAAACGATAAGAAGGCTTTCTCTATATAACAGTATAGGAGCTTGACACGAGAGGGATTGGGAAGGTAAGTACTGGTAGTGAGGAAGTACTACGAAACACCAGAGTTTATGGCCCTGCGTAGGGAGTACTACGCTCGGCTTCGTGACGATGGGTTCCGTGATATTGAAAACATCGACTGGAGGACTGGGGACTCCGGTAACCTGCTCAATGGTTTTGGCCACATGGACGCTGTGCGTCGATGGTCCCCCGAAAGCCAGAGATACTATGAGCTGGCTAGGCAGAAGGCAGCTACTATCCGTGGCCCCAAGTACAACAAAGACGAGCGCCGGATATGGCGTATGCACGCTCAAGGTAAGTCCTTCCGCGCTATAGAGAGGGATACCGGCATACCCAGAGCCCGTGTATCCCGCACAGTGAAACGTATAGCGAAGGAAATACTACCCCGTGCCCAAGACAAAAAGACATAGAGCCCACGCCATAACCCGTGGTACTTCGCCGGAGCGCTTAGCAGAGCTGGCCAACGGTAAGTTCCAAGAGCCTGAAACCGACGCATCGCAGCGGCCCGTTGAGGGGTCACTTACACCGACGTCCGGCTTGTCGAAGGAGAGCATTCGGGGGACTGTCGTGCACGCAAGCAACTTCAACCCATCAGCCCGTATGCGCCCGCACATCGGGGTTATGCTCTCAGATGCGTACACCGTCATCGCTGAGGAGTTCCGCACCATGCGGACCCGAGTGGAGATGGGTGAGGAGCTGTCGCCCTCAGAGGCCCGTAAGTTTTCCTCCCTTGCTGATACGATGACCAAGCTCGCTAGAGAGGAGAGGGAGCAGGAGAAGAAGACTGACCCCTCCCAGCTTTCCGACGATGCCTTGCTAGAGATGCTAGAGCAAGCAAGAGAGGCGCTCGGTAGCGGAGACTGATGAAGTGTTGTTGGCCCTCATGCACCAAGAGAGGTGTGTGGCATGTGAGGAACACATGGAACGGCGTGGTCGTGTTTATCGTGTGCGACCTACACCTACACCGCCTTACCGACGCCTTCCCTCCTGGGAAAGTTGAGGTGGGCATTATTGAAAGTAAAGAAGAGTAATGACATTACCTGTAGAACTTAGGCGTGCCCGGAAGTCGGACATTCCTTTTATTACTAGCTCCTGGCTCAAGTCCCACCGCTATGGCTATTCGTCTCAGTCTGTGCCGAACACGGTGTACTACCATCAGCACCATAAGATCTTAGAAGAGGTCATCCCCCGCAGCGTCGTGCTTGTCGCCTGCAACCACGAGGACCCCGACCAGATACTTGGCTGGATGTGCGCTGAGGTCGTGGACACCGCCATGGTCATCCACTACGTGTACGTCAAGAAGAGCTTCCGAAAGTTCGGGCTGGCTAAGCGCCTGGTGCAGACGATGGCTGAGGTAGAGGACCCACCTGCCTTCATGTGTACCCACTCTAACCGAGAGGTCAGGGACATCGTCGAGAAGAAGGAAATCATCTACAACCCCTACCTGCTTTTTGATAAGCTGCCGGAAGGGTGGTCCACTGATGACCAAGAAGATAGTCAATAAAGCCCACGCTAAAAAGATTATCGAGGAGGCCACTCGCCGGGCAGCTAAGCGTAAAAGTCTTGACGCTAACTCTCTGCTCTTTGGCCCCCAACGTAAGTTTGTTGACGACGAGTCCCGCAACAAGGTAGCGGTCTGTAGCCGCCGAGCGGGCAAATCTTTCAGCATTGCCTTCATGCTTTTGCAGCACGCCATGAAGCACGAGCGTAGCATCAACCCCTATATCACGCTGACACGTGATAGCGGTAAGGATATTCTATGGCCAGCTCTCCACGATTTGAACACGAAGCTAGACCTAAAACTTCGGTTCCGTGAGAATACTGGGGATATTATCCTGCCTAACAAGTCTAAAATCATAATCCGAGGTGCAGACGACAAGAGGCAGATTGAGAAGCTGCGTGGTCCTAAGTACCCTATAGCCGTCATTGATGAGGCACAGGGCTTCCCGCATTTCCTCCACGACCTAATCGAGGACGTGCTGGAGCCTGCGACCTTGGACTACGATGGGCAGATAGTTGTCACTGGCACGCCCAACTCGGCGTGTGCAGGCCCGTTCTATGAGCTGACCACCCAAACCTCTGGCTGGAATGTACACACCTGGACTCTTCGTGAGAACCCTCACATCCCCAATGTAGAGGCGTGGTTGGACCGCAAGCGAACGCAAAAGGGGTGGGATGATAATCATCCTACCTACTTGCGTGAGTACTGCGGTGTGTGGATCCGTGACGCCTCGTGCCTTGTCTTTGAATATAACAAGAATGTAAATTTGATCGACGAGCCTCCCTTCGAGTCAGCGGACGACTGGGAGTTTGTGCTGGGCATCGACCTCGGGTTCAACGACCCGACAGCGTTTGTAGTCATGGCCTACAGTCAAAACCTGCGTCAAAGTTTTGTCGTTGAGAGTTACAAAGAGACAGAACTCATCCCTAGCGTGGTCGCCGGTAGAGTAGAAGCACTGATGGAAATGTACCCGTTCCATCGTATCGTAGCTGATACAGGTGGGTTTGGTAAGGGTTACGCAGAAGAGATGAAGAAGAGATTCTCTATTCCCATTGTCGCGGCCAAGAAGACAGAGAAGCACGCTTACTTGCAGATGCTCAACGGTGACCTACGGACAGGGAGCCTGCAGATTTGCGGGCGCGCAAACCTAGAGTTGCTTGAAGAGATGAGTCTCTTGCAGTGGGACCTAGACCGTATGGAACGCGGGCAGATGATGATGGACCGGCGTCGGTTCCAGAATCACCTTAGTGACGCGCTTCTCTACGCATGGCGTGAGTGTCGTCACAACATAGGGGAGTTTCTTCGTAACGACGACTTCGAGTACGGGTCGTCTGCTTACTACGCTGCGGAGGCTGACCGTATGGAGGAAGAGGACATGCGCCGATTTGAGGAAGACTCCGACTCTTCCTGGTGGCAGGACCTGTAAGTTTCGACTACCCGTTTCAACTCGTGCAACCGGTCTAGTTCTGTTCTGCGGTTCCCTCCAGCAGAGTCTATATATCGGATTGCGGCGATCAAAACAGGTTCCATGTTTCTCCTTGAGGTGGCCTGTAGTGTAAGCGGATTAGCGGTCTGAGCAACCCCAATTGCACTAGCACGATGGTCTTCACCTCAGAGGAACTAATAGAACTTGTTGACGAGCTTCGCGCTCGCGGCGTTACTTATTTCAAGGTGGAAGGTGCCGAGATTACTATGGAAGCATTGCCCGGTTCCGACGAGGTTGAAGTTGAACACACCCCTGGTGAAGACGCAGACGATGTGTTGTATTACTCATCATGATTGAAAAAAATGACTTTAGATGGTGGGCAAAAGAAACAGGCGCAGACGACGTCATGGCCACCTACAACCACATCCGAAATCGGGGCGACTCACGTCGTAGTGATACTCTTCGTCATATGCGTTTGTATGGCAATAGGGATTTCCTTGGAGCTGGGCCGAGCAGTTATGCGATGCCTGTTTCGTCGGACAGGGTCACACTGAATGTCATCAAGTCTGTATGTGATACTGTTTCCGCTCGTGTTGCTAAGAACCGGCCCCGCCCAGTTTTTCTTACGTCTGGTGGAAACTACTCTCTCCGCCGCCGAGCGCAACTCCTAGAGAAGTTTGTAGAGAGCCAGTTCTACACAGCGGGGTTGTACAACTTGGCCCCCAAAGTTTTTCTGGATGCGTGTGTGTTCGGAACAGGTATAATCAAAACGTACAAGTCCGGTGACAAGATCCGCATGGAACGTGTGTTCCCCGGTGAGGTATTTGTTGACCAAGCGGAGGGACTGTACGGAGAACCCCGGCAGATGTTTCAACGTAAGTACATCAACCGGGATGTGCTTATAGATATGTTTCCCAGCAAGGCGGGCGTGCTACGCACCGTGCAGGCGTGGGACGACGAAGACGGGGATTACGGGTACGACTCGACGGGCGACCAGCTTTGTGTTGTGGAAGCCTGGCACTTACCCTCTAGTGAGGGCGCAAGTGACGGTAGGCACTGCATCGTTGTAGACGGAGTGGAGTTGCTGCGAGAAGACTGGGTACACGACAGTTTCCCATTCTCTATTATAAAGTGGAGTGATAGGCTCCGCGGTTATTGGGGGATGGGTTTAGCGGAAGAACTGACCGGTATTCAAGTAGAGATCAACAAGCTACTCATGAAGATTCAGAAGGCGATGCAACTTCTTGCTGTCCCCTGGGTCTTGGTGGAGGCTGGCTCGAAGATCAAGAAAGCGCATCTCAACAATCAGATTGGCGCTATTATACCTTATTCTGGGACACCTCCTATCGTCAGGCCAAACCAGACCATGAGCCCCGAGGTGTTTAGTCATCTCGATAGGCTCTACCAACGCGCCTATGAGATTGCGGGGGTGTCCCAGTTATCTGCCACTTCGCTCAAGCCTGCGGGCCTGGAGAGCGGTGTGGCGCTTCGTGAGTACAACGACATTGAGTCGGAGCGGTTTGCCCTTATCTCCCGCCAGTACGAGAACATGTTCATGGACGTGGCCAAGAAGGTAGTAGCCTTGGGTAAGGAAATCTCTCAAGAGTACAAGGGGTGGTCCGTGGTCGCTCAACGCGACCGTAACACTATCCAAGAAGTAAAATGGAAAGACGTGGACATGGGCAAAGATGCTTACGTTCTAAAAGTGTTTCCGTCTTCATCTCTTCCGGCTACCCCAGCAGGCCGCTTGGCAATGGTTGAGCAGCTTATGCGTGCAGGACTTCTTAGCGGAGACGAAGCCAAGCGTTTACTTGACTTCCCTGACCTTGACCGCGAACTTGCGCTTGACAGGGCAGCGTCGGATAATATTGACCGCATTGTAGAAAATATCGTAGACGATGGTCAATACGAGTCACCAGAACCGTTTATGGATTTGGTGCTAGCTCTCAAGAAGGTACAGGCTGCTTACAATAAGGCAGTCAACGATAACGTACCTGAAGAGCGCCTATCAATGTTGCGGCAGTTTCTTGCCGCTACGCATCTACTAATACAACGGGCACAACAGCCTCCGATGGGAAGAACGTCACCACCATCAGCAGGCCCAGATGGGGCTTCGCCCACAGCCGTAATGCCAGACGATGGCACTGCAACATTAGCGTAATAGGATATGACTGACACAACTACATTAGCAGAAGCAGCGGAAGCTGTAGAAGCAACCGAAGCAACCGAAGCCCCCGCCCAGGAGGCTACCTATGACCCACCCCCGCGTGCGGCAGAGGCGCTGCGCCTTTTGATGGACCGTGAGAGTAAAATCCGCGAAGCCGAGACTTCGGTAAAGCAACAGCACCTGGAAGTTGATCGTGCGCGGAAGCTCATGGAAATGGCCAAGAGCAACCCATTACAGTTTTTGAACGACGCTGGCACTTCGTACGAAGAGTTGACCAAGCAAGTTCGACAGGGGGGACGTCCAGACCCCACAGCATTGTTACGGAGAGAAATTGAGGAACTAAAGAACCAGTTTGGAGTGCGCCAACAACGTGAAGAGGCCAATAGCCGTCAGGCTGCTTTAGATGAAGTACGTAGTTTAGTAACTTCTTATGTGGATAACTCATCTGACTATCCACTTACCAAACAGGCTGGTATGCAGAACCTAGTGTTCGAGCGTATTCAGGACCACTACAACAAGACCGGGCAAGCCCTCAGCGAATCATCTGCCGCTAAGGAAGTCGAGGATTATCTTCTCGGTGTTGTTGACAAACTTGCACAGGTAGAATCAGTTAGAAATAGATTCGCCGCGCAAGAGCAGGCAACGGAACAGCCAGACGTTACTCAGTTGGCAAACACCCTAACCAATCGCCAGGCGTCTACGGTGCCGACCCGGACTGATGGGCAGAAGCCCATGACACACTCCGAGTCCATCCGTCAAGCGGCGGCGTTGCTACAGTTTGTTGATAACACCTAAAAGGAAAATCTAAAATGACTTTGAATACAACGACCTTTGAGGCAGCCCTCAAGGTACATTATACTGATGATCGCATCAAAAACCTTGTCTACAAGAACAACCCCTTCTTGGCCATCGTGCCTAAGATGGAAGCGTTCGGTGGACGTAACCTCCCCATTCCGATCCAATACGGTGTGCCGCAGTCCCGTTCTGCGGACTTCGTTACGGCTCGGTTGGCTCGAACTACCAACAGTTCGCAGTTCAAGGAGTTCGTGCTTACCCGCGTAAAGGATTACTGTATCGCCACGATCGATGCAGAGACGATGGAAGCCTCCATCGGAAACCCGAACGCATTCATGGAAGCTGCGGCGTCTGAGATTGATGCGGCTATCCACTCCTGCACCCGTTCACTGGCCACCGCGCTTTACCGCGACGGTTCTGGTGTGCTGGGTACTGGCGGAGCCTTCGGTGCCGGTGCCCTTGGTGCCGACCAGTTTGCTCTTGCAACTGCAGACGACGTTGTCAACCTTGAGGTTGGTATGACGATCGACTTTGTCCTTGTAGCCGGTCCTGCGGTTGCGGGTGCGCCTCGACGTATTGACGGCCTCGATCGAGACAGCGGGGTTGTAACCATGGCAGCCGGTACTGGCGGAGTCTGGGCTGGTCTGGGCTGGGGCAACGCCCTTGTTTCGACGGACCAGATTGTCTGCGAAGGTGACTTCAACTTGAAGGTTTCAGGTCTTCAGGCTTGGGTTCCCGATGCAGCTCCCGGTGCTGCTGCGTTCTTCGGTGTTGACCGTACTGCTGATACCACCCGTCTTGGTGGCGTTCGCTTCGACAACGCTGCGGCTGCTTTGGGTAAGCGCGCTGCGCTTATTCGAGCCACAGCACGTCTTGCTCGCGAAGGTGGAATGCCCACCCATTGCTTCATGAACCACGGCGATTACGCTGCGCTTCTTGAGGAAATGAACGACAAGGTGGACTACGCTGAGGTTGCTGCCTACGAGCGTGGTGACATCTCGTTTGCGGGCTGCCTCTTGCACACGCCAACGGGTTCGATTCGGGTTATCCCCGATCACAACTGCCCGATGGGTAACGTCTACGTTCTCCAGATGGATACCTGGAAGCTCTACTCCCTGGGTGGCGCTCCTAAGATCCTTCAGGCTGACGGGATGCGCGTCCTCCGTGAGACTGATTCCGATGGAATCCAGGTTCGCGTTGGGTACTACGCACAGATGGGTTGCCGAGCCCCTGGTTACAACCTTGTAATCACCGGCTTCTAGCCTATAGGCGGGGGCTTGTCCCCCGCCGTCTTATAAGGGGAACTCGATGGCTATCACTTATCGTGGAGAACGCTTCTCGGGCTATAACAAGCCTAAGAAGACTAGGGGTCACCCTAAAAAGTCTCACGCGGTATTAGCGAAGGAAGGCGATCGAGTTCGTCTTATAAGGTTCGGGCAGCAAGGAGTCAGCGGTGCGGGAAGTTCTCCTTCTAGCGCACGGCAAAAGGCACGCCGCAAAAGCTTCAAAGCTCGGCACGCCAAGAATATTTCTCGTGGTAAGATGAGCGCAGCTTACTGGGCTAACAAAACAAAATGGTAGGGGGCTAGTGTGTCGCGCACTCGTACACTAAATGAACTTATAGCCGAAGTCCGACAGCGGTCGGACATGGTGAACTCCGACTTTGTTACGGATGCAGAGCTTACGCGGTACATCAACGAGAGTATCTCGGAGCTGTACGATATGCTCATCGTGGCGAAGGGGCAGGAGTGGTTTATCCGTGAAGCTACTATCACCACTTTAGCAGACCAAGACTCGTACGAAATTGACACCACGCACGACTTTTACTTGTTGTTAGGTGTTGACCTCAACAGCGGTGCGGACACCCCTACCCCCCTTCGTCCGTACATGCTAGACGAGCGGCACGACCGCACTCATTACAGCGCAAGACCGAGCGCTTACGGTAACACCACTAACTTGCGTTACCGATTGAGTGGTACGGTCAAGTCAACCGCACCAAACATTGGTACGTACAACCACAGGATTACGTTCAAGCCCAGTCCCCCGGCTGGTCTTAGTGTTACACTTATCTATATTCCCCACGCTCCGGTACTAGCTACTGGCGCTACCGACGTGTGGGACGGGTTCAACGGCTGGGAAGAATACGTTGTGGTTGACTCCGCTATCAAGTGTTTGGAAAAGGAAGAAAGCTCTACGACAGCACTCGAGCGACGTAAGGAGCGACTAATCCAACGTATCAACGGCTTGGCCTCTGCCCACGATGATGGTTTTCCTGAGCGCGTTACTGACGTAACCGGAAGGTTTGTGTACTTCCCTTACGATGTCTGATTTTGTAAAAATCATTTCTACTGGGCTTTCAGCTCTAAACATTGTGCAAGACAATGTTGAGGCTGCGTTACCTTCTAGGTCTGAACTTGCCGAAGGGGAGCTAGTAGAGGCCACTACTGTCAGTCCGGGGACGTCCGTAAACCATCGCCTTGGTCGCCAAGCTTTAGGAGCATTTGTGGTAAAACAAAGCGACCTTGCTAACCCCGTGTTTGTGACCGGCTTGAGTGCTACGACTGTAACAGTCAGTGGTTCTTTCGACCCCGACACTACAATCTCTTTGTGGGTGTTCTAATGCCGTATAGTAAAAAATCAGGCGAGACGTTGTTGACTCAGGTAGTAGATATACCTATGGGTAGCGGTAAGGATGACAAGACACATAAGCAGTTGTTTCAGCCGCCGTTTCTAGCTGAAGCAAAGAACATCGAAGTAGACAAGACTGGGTCGGTACAGAAAAGGGACGGGATTCAATCTGTTATCCCCTCCTCTGTAAACGCACAACCCTATAACGGCACAGGCACTTTGTTTGAGCACCCCGGTGCTCAGCTCGGCGTAGTGGGGCAGCCCAACTTCCCAGTTTCGGATACGTCCTTGGCTGTAGTTGCAGGCGGCAGCTCCTTCGCGTCCTCTAGTTTTGTGCCTTCTAACTCAACGGGCATTTACGCAAGTGCGTTGACGGAAGACCCCGTAGTTAGATCCGAAGAAGCCATTCTTCACGTACAGACCCATGTAAGTGGTAACAAAGTTATCACCGTGTGGTGTGCACAAATAAACCCCCCGACGCAAGACGAGGCGTACAACGTACATGTAGAAACAGACAACCGCTGTTATTACATGGTAAAGGAAAAAGACACGGGTACGGTAGTCGTGCACCCTACTAGACTGTTTGGTACTGTTGCAGGTACCGGAGTTACTGTGTTTACTAACCAGCCTAGATACACTCACATTGCGTTGGTGGACTCGGTGGACCCCCATTGGGTAGTCGTAGCCGCCCCCGAAGTGTACTCAGAAACGGCTTGGCAATACTTATCCGCTGCTTCCATATCAGCAAGTGATAACTCCGTCACGTACAATAGAATTTCCTTTACCGACGGGCAGACGCCGGTGGAGCGGTTTGTAGCGTTTGATATGGACGCTGGTCAGGATTCAACGTACGCGCATATACTGGCCCAGTCCTACACAGGTGCTGGTACTGGTGATTACCTTATTAGAATTGATAAGACTCTGGCCATTAGCCAATACCTGTTACTCGGGACCACTGCCAAGCCTGAGCACAGCGGTGCTATTTATCACGACGCTACGAACAACTTTGTATTTACAGCTACGTCTACGGATTACGGTATTGCAGGAGCTTTGCCGGGCGACGGTGAATGCTATGTTCACCGTTATGACATGACGTACACCGCCAGTAGCCCCTTCTATCCCGTAAAAGTGTTTGCTCACACAGCTCCGACGGGGGCTAATGACATTGGGATCACCGGAGCCTGCACACGGCTTACTATAGGTCCAGGTTCCCCTAGCAGCGTGTTTGTTTTTGGGACGCAGTTTTGGAACCCGTTGGGGTACGCGAGAATACCCACTAACCTGCAGTCTGTTTCGGCTAGTCAAACGCTACGCACTTCGCTTATGAGGGCTGCGGCGGGGACTAAAAGTATACTAAACACTAAATGGGTCGAAATTTCCGATGCGTTTACTTCTAATCCCGTAGCGTCATCTGAGTATAACCAACCGTCATGCTACCTAATGACTAAGGCGTTCAGGGGATTGGCTAACTCTTACCCAATGGTAGGGCTGTCTGTTACGAACGGGGAGCCGCTGACGACTGCGCCGCTGCAGCAAGCGGTGCAAAACGAAAACTCTAAGTTTGAGTATAAGTTTGTTACAGGCACTACTAATGTAGACCCTTCATCCGGCAACTCGTCCGAAGGTCAGCCTTGTAAACACCCTATGGGTGTTATCGCCTGCCCTCAATCCGAAGAGCAGGTTTTACGGCCCGTCGCTAGATTTGGTGTAGACAAAGTAGTTGAAGCTGAGGATGTCTTTCCTTACGAAACTGGTGTAGCGGGGGATACAAACGCTGATGGGTCTGTCGTAGCGGGGACAGGTGTGTCTTTTGTAAACACCGCCTCCAGGTGGCTGTCTGCTGGCCTAAGCAATGTAAAAACCACTGAGGTTGCAAACCAGCACATCTTTTCTTATAAAAGCCGTTTGGTCGCGGGCATTAGTAGACTTACAGATTTCAACAGGTTGAAGGTTAGTCTTCTGGGTCCGCAGCATTCTGGTGTGGGTCCTTCAGTTGGTGGGTGTGTGTTTACATCTAACGCGGCGGGAGCTTTTGGTGGTGAGTTGGTTGAGTTATCACTAGACGCACCTAAGCTAACGGCGGTTCAGGATGGACCACAGACTTTGTTTTCCGGGGGGTACTTAGGGTTTTTTGATGGTGTGCACAATGGTGAGTCAGACCCTCACACCTCCCCCGGAAAACCTTACATACAGTTGTACAGAAGCACGGACACGCACAAACCTCTAAAAACACACGCCACAGATTATTCTAACTTCACTACCGTGTACGACACGAAGTACACCTTTGTAACTGTATACGCTCTTGAAGATTACGACGGGAGGGTTCATCGAAGCGCGCCGTCCCCGGAAACAACCGTGTACGGGAATGCAGCTACGTTAGTACCAGGGGCGGACCAGGGTCCGGTTGCTCTTAGGTATTTGATGCCTCCCCCATCTGCTTTCTCTACATATGAAGACACGTTAGCCCCGGCGTGGTCCGCTGTAAGGCAGGGTAAGCTATTTGTAGAGGTGTACGTAAAAGTAATCTCGGCAGTTCCTGAGAAGCAGGCTACCAACTTTACACTTATTGATAGGTTTAGGCCCACCTTAGTGCAAAACTTGCAGCAACGTGGGTCAACGGGTACTGTTGCCACGGATGATACAACTTCAACTACGCCTTGGACAGACGAGGTTCGGCAGGGCGGTAGAGTTAGGTCAGGCTTTAGGTTTTTTGGGGAACGAGTTCTTAGAGATCCTATTTTCCTTGCTTCTGCTTCAATACGTAGCGAGTATGATGGTGCTGCTCAAGTAGACATACCCACGTTTCAGAGTGGTCAAATGCTTGACACGCTACTCTACACAACGGGCGGTGTCATAGAGAACGACCCACCCCCCGCGTTTATAGACATTGCTGTGGGTAACAAGCGTATGTGGGGTATCCCCGGCGATAACAGGTCGTCTGTGTGGTACTCAAAACTTTTGTCTACCGGGAAAGCTCCTGAGTGGTCAGCGGCTTACACCATTGCTATGCCGAGAGGTGCCGACAGGCTAACAGCTATTTCTTCTATGGACGAAAAAGTAGTTATGTTTTCCAGAGACGACATCTTTATACTTCTTGGGGATGGCCCGAATAACTTGGGTAGGGGCGGGTCGTTTACCGGACCACGTAAAATAGCTTCTGACGTGGGGTGCGTAAACAAGTCGTCTATCGTTACGGGGCCGTTTGGTGTTATGTTCCAATCGTCAAAGGGTATTTATGTACTGACACGTGACCTACAGGTGTCGTACATAGGTTCAAACGTCGAGGACCAGATTACTTCACACAGTGACATTACGTCTGCTGTTCTAGTAGAGGATAAGAATCAAGTTCGATTCTCTCTAAACCAACTAGGTCAAACAAATCTAAAGCTACTCTGTTACGATTACTACCATCAGTCTTGGACCATGTTCAGTTCAGATTCTAACGTGGTGACTAACACAACCTCCGCCGCTATTGTGAATTCAAAGTACACTGTGTTAGGGATTGACAACTATATTAGTCAAGAAGCACGTAGTTCTTACTTTGATGGTAACGGCGGCGCACAACAGCCGATTGTATCCAAGTTTATAACTGCGTGGATAAGGTTAGCTGGGTTGCAAGGGTTCAAACGAGTCAAACGGGCGTTCTTTTTGGGCCAGCATCTTGGGGGGAAGGTGTCTCTTTCGGCCCAATACAACTATAATGAGGGCGTTTCGACTACCAAGTCGTGGACAAACGCTGAAATAGTGGCATTATCTACAGATCCTATGCAACTTGGCCTACATATACCGCGACAAAAATGTGAAAGCATTAGGTTCGTTTATTCTGATGAAGACGTCGGGGCACCGCCCGCCGACGGGGGCATTATTAGTAGTGTCAGTATCCAAGTCGGTACTAAGAGCGGTATGTTCAAGATGTCCGAGGGGAGTAAGAAATAATGGCTATAGATCCATTCACAATCGCACGATTGGGTATAGGCGCTGGGCAGCTAGCTCGGGGTATTTCGACAATGCGGGACCGCCGTAACGATCGAAGGGGCCAAGAAAGAATTAGGAACTTGCTAGCGCAAGCTCAAGGCAGAAATCTTAGGAATGCTCAAGCTATTGCTGGGTCAGGTGTGGGGGTAAGCCCTGCGTTGGCCCAACGTGCTGCACTCGACAGTGTAAACGAGTCTAACCAAGCGGCAACGCAAGCGGCTATGGACCAAGAGTCTGCTCTCGCTCTGCAAGACAGAGAAAGAGCCGATCGTTTGGCGGGTGCGGAACTCGGTGCGATAGGTGCCTTTGGTAGCCAGCTTCTGACGGCGATGCAGGAATCTCAAGACGACGGCGACGACACTGACGAAGCAGAAAGGCTTCGTAAACTTGAAGAAGCCATGAAATTTTCGAGTGGGGCACAGCAACCTGCTCAAGCAGCTACGGCGGCTGGCGAGGCGGCGCAAGCTGCTACGGGGGCTGGCGAGGCGGCTGCGGGTGCTGTGCCACCGCTTGATGGTCTGGCTGCTTTGGGAGCAACCATGGACCAGGAGGCAGCTAACGAGAACCTGCTTAGCCAGTTCTTGGGTGGTCAGCTCACGCCAGAGCAGATGTCTGCGCTAGAGGGACAGTATGCTCCTGTAGAGCAGCCTGCAAATATGTCCATTGAGGGTCTTGGTATGACGCCAGGGGCCACGCCCACCGCCCCGTTGGATGCGTTCTCTCCTGGGGAACTCGGAGCGGTTGACCCCGTGGGTATGGTGCAGTCTAACCAAGCATACGATGCTAGAAACGCACGTGAAGCTCAGCGCCGGGCGGCTCGTAACACGCGGGATGCGGCATCTTATAACCGTGTGTCGGATCTTTCTCGGGTAGGCACAGACGACATGGTCTTCGACATCAACGAGGCTGAGGGCAGGGACATGGAAGCGTTCAGCCTAGCCGAAGCTGAGGGAGGCAACGACATGACCTTCAACTTGGCCGAAGCTGAAGCGGACGACATGACTTTCGACTTAGCTGAAGCTGAAGCGGACGACATGACTTTCGACTTAGCCGAAGCCGAGGGAGTCGATGAGGCTTTCACTATGGACCAGGCCGACCAAAGCGCACCGCCCAACATGGTCTTCGGCATCGAGGAGGCTGAGCTAGGTGGTCGGCCCGACATGGCGTTTGACAGCCGTCAGGCTCTCGGAGTTGATGACCCTGGCTTGGCGTATCGAGCTAACCCGTTTGGCGTAGATACAAGTAACACACTACCTACACAAAACGCTCGTAGGCCCAGGAACGCTGCCCACCGTGCCGCCGACGCGGTGTTCAACACAATGTCGATTGGGACAGGTGACGCCCCCGTTGTAGAGCGTAGTATGCTTTATGAGTCTCCTGAGCTTGTTAGTTTCTTCACCCCCACAGGGGATAGAAACAACCTAGACATTCTTGCCAGGGGTGGGGTCGAAAGCCAGGGTGCCATGACCCAGTTAGTGAACATCTTAGGTAGAACTTCTTCCGCTCACACAGCTCGTGAGCACGCCCAAAGAATTCTTACTCGTGCGCTTGCTCTTAGATCCCGACAAATGGAAGGTATGTAATGCCTGACACACCTGACAATAGGCAGAATCCTAGAGCTGGAGCCATTTCGTCTACGCCGGATCAAACTCGCGGCCCCCTCGATGCGATTCCTTTGCTGGACCAAAACCCTCGGGAAGGCAGAACAGACCGGGCGGGAAGCCAGGTGGATTACTCATTAGGCGAATCAGGTGCTGGTCATGGGCTTAGCTCGGACTTTACTACACAAATCTCTAGTGCCGGACCCGCTGAACAGGAAGAGACTAACCGCCGTCGAGGTAGGGGCAGGCGTCCTCCTCCCACCTACAGCATAACGGACGAAATCAGACTCGACACGATAGACCCGCGGTATACAGCAGAAGAGCGTGCGGCGGAAGACGCCGTCGCAGGGTTTGACCGTGACTCGGGGATGATGGGCGCTGAGTTTGAGCGTCGAGCCGCAGCGATACAGCAGCAACAGGCGCAACGTCAGCACATGTTCGCAGAGCAAGAGAGGCAACGTGTGGCGGCTGCAGAACAAGCCCACGATAGTGCGCTGTCAGACCTAGAAGCCATGAACCAGTCCGTGATGAACCAGCGGATTGACCCCGCTCGTTTCTACACGGCTAATCGAGGAGCAGGTTTAGGGGCGGCTGCCTCTGTTGCGTTGGGTGTTTTGGGCCAAGGGCTGAACCCAAACCTTCAGAACACTGCCATGGTTATTATCGACCGTGCTATTGACCGAGACATTCAAGCTCAAGTTAGCGACATGGCAAACCAACAGCAAGGCGTGCAGACTGCACGTAACTTGTATGGGGATATGTTACGTACATTCCGAGAAGAAGGCGCAGCTCGTGAAGCCCTACGGGGAATGTACCTAGCCGAAATGGAGAGGCGTATTGAGGCTTTAGGCTCGCAGTCTCGCTCTATGTCTGAGACAAGAAATGCGAACCGGATTGTACACGCTCTACGCTTAGAGCGCGCTCGCGCTAACGTAGCTGCAGCCAGATCCCAACGCACCACCACCCTCAAGGTAGTAAACACAGGTAGGCAGAGAGCAGGGGATACCCGAGGTGCCGAGGATGCCTTTGCGACTATGAGGGGTAACTCTGCCATTGGGAATGCTGCTGCTGTATCGCTGATGCAAGAGCAGGGTTTGATGCCCTCTCTCCCACCACAAACTCAGGAAATTTCTTCCACTGACATTAGGTCTTCCGACACCGCCAGCACGCCTCGGACACCACGCCAAGCCCCAGAAGAGGTAGTGTCGGTTACGGACTCATCGGGTAACGAAGCTGAAGCGATTCCCGCCTCACAGGAAACACCCGCCTCGACTCCAGGTGAGTCTGGGGGTGAACCCGCCCCGGTGTCAGCTCGCACGCGGAGAGCAAACCGACAAGCGTACAATGACCCCGAACGAACTAATCATGACCGCCTACGCGGCGACATTCGTGTAATCACAAACGAGGCGGGAGCCCGGATTGGTGCGGGCTATCTGGTAGGTAGCGAAAGTATAGACAGCGGTCGCGGTACTCGCATCACTTACTTTGAGCCGTCTTCCCAAGGAGGGCAGCTAGTTGCCATATCTCGCAATGGTTCTCAGCGACTTATAAGTACCCCCACGGATTTGACTAGAGGCGAACGTCTTATGGGGCGTCGTTTGCAGCAGACAATACATCAAAGGGCCACCGCTGACGTTGAGCGGGCACGTAGACAAACTTCAAATGCGTCACTCGGCGGGGGCTTGTTCTTGACTCCGGCAGGAAGGCAGCAGTTTACCCCGCAAGAGCGCCTGGAGTTCGGGGGTAACTTACGTAACTCCCATAGCCTTTACCGATTGGCGGCACGAACAAGGGAAATTATTGCGCGCAACCAAGAAACAAACTTCAACGTGTTTAGAGGGGGTGAGGCAGGAACCTTGGCGTCAAACTACCTTCGTCTTATGGGCCGCATGGCGAGCATGGCGGGTCTAGGTACTCTCCAAGAAGGAGAACGTGCGGCCATCGGCGAGATGACTGGCATAGGTTCTCTTT